AGGGGAAGAAAGAAAAACTTCTGATGAACAACTACATAAAATACTAGATAATAACGATATCCCTAAATACTACTTAGACTGTCAAATGTACCAAAGAAGTGCTGATATGTTCTTAGGTGTACCATTGAATATTGCCAGTTATGCCTTATTAACACATATCTTTGCTAAAATCTGTAATATGATTCCAGGTGATATGATATACACCTATGGAGATGTACATATCTATGAAAATCATGAGGAGGCTGTAAATACACAGTTACAAAGAGAACCCTTAGAATTACCAACCTTAGAATTCTCAAGTGATTTTGAAACCTTACTTACACAATGGAAGGAAGGAGATGTGTATTATCTAAGTAAAATCTTTCATGCCATGAAATATGACATGTTTAAACTTAACAATTACAACCCCCACCCTAAGATAGAAGCTAAACTATCAACAGGGTTAAAATAGTAAGAACAAACCCTCTACTGCAAAGTAGGGATTGGTATCGAAAGCTAGTGAGTAGGTATCATTAATGGACAAGTTACCACCACTTTTTTATGTTTTTTAAAAAAAGTTCAAAAATAATTTAAAAAAAAGTTGGAAAATATTTAAAAGGTTTTTAATTTTAACCTGAGAAACAAAATTCTTTAAAAATAAAAAACTACCACCTCAAACTCACAGCAATACTCTTCGTAGTAATCTCATTAGCTTCATGTCAAAAGAAAGCAGAATGGCCAACCATCACTTGTGTAGAATCTTACACTTACAAAGATAAACCACAGATGGATGAAACAGTTACCAAGGAGTATGATAACCGAAGAGGTAACACAAACTATGTATCAGTTTACAATCCATTCACAGGCCGAATGATTTGGATTAAAAGAGTAGGTAACTACACTGGTACCAATCCATCAATACTCTTCGGTGAAGTAGGTTACAACATCAGTTGTCAGGCCAAAATAAAATAATCTAAAAAACATTAGGATAAGAACCAAACTCATATTAATTTTATATTCCAAAGAAAATAATAACACAGTACACAAGATGAAACGTAGTAATCAAATATCACAAGTCAGCAATTGGTTTAGTAACCAAGAGAATGTGATTTGTAATGTACCGTGTAAAGCAGCAGGTTCACATTATTCACCAAAAGACACAAGCTATGGCTAAGTAGAGAAAAAATTAAACATGGTAGTTTAAAAGCCTCTTAGTCATCAAAGATTAAGGGGCTTATTTTTTTTATTGGAGATGAAGCTAACTTGGTAGAAGCACTGGATTGAAACCCCAGAGGGATGAGGTCGGAACTCATCATCTCCACAACAAAGTTCTTTATATAATCAACCCTTCTTAGCTCAACTGGATAGATGTACTCGGCTTTTAACCGAGGGGTTCTGAGTTCGAATCTCAGAGGAGGGACAAAATAGATTTTCTTTTAGTTAAAAACTATTTTAACTTTAACTAATGAAAGAAAAACTTAGTAGTACAATTGTTGTAGTTTGTGAAAAGTGTAGTTGTAATTTTGAAGTAAAAAGATACTATACAACAAAATATTGTAATAGTTGTAGAGAATTTGTAGTAAATAAAAAGCTCTTTGAAAAGTTAAATATCAAATTTGATACTTATGATGAAGCTAATGAACAAGCAAAGAAGATTCTAATTCAAGAATATTTCAAAAACAAAAAGTCATTAGTTGAAATAAGAGAAAAGTATAACATTCAATTGAATACATTACATTCATTCTTTAAAAAGAACAACATTGTAATTCGTTCACTTAGTCAAAGCAGAAAGTTAGTTATTAGTAAAAAACCAGATATTGTGTTTTCTAATCATAATAGGTTTAGTTCTGGTACACATACTACTTGGTATGGTAAAGACATATATCTCAGAAGTAGTTATGAATTCAGATTAGCTAAAAAGCTTGATAGTGTGTTTGAATATTATGAGTATGAGTTTTTACGATTTACTTATACAAATAAAAATGGTGAAGAATGTACCTACACACCTGATTTTTACTTACCAGAAAGAAATCTAGTAATTGAAGTAAAAGGTGAATGGTTTTATGAGATTGATAGAGAGAACATTGAATTAAAGAAACAAGAAGTAATTAAACAAGGCTACTTCTTTAGTTTAATGCAATCAAAAGAGATTGATGATTTTAACTTAAATGCCAGTTAGCATAAGGAATGCAGAAGGCCTCCAAAACCTCTCATAGAAAGAGTTCGATTCTCTTAACTGGTGCAAATGCTCTTGTGGTGTAATTGAATAACATCTTTAGCTACGGACTAAAAGAGCTAGGGTTTGAATCCCTACAAGAGTACAAGTAAATGTCAGTTTGGTCTAGGAGGCTAATAAGTCTGCAAAACTTATGGAATCGGTTCGATAGGTACTGGACTCAAAACTGCATCTTTGAAATAGTGGTTAGTAAATATACAGTAGTAATCGGTAAATGGAAGCCGTCCATATTTGGGATATGGTGATTAGTTCACTGCAAGTTCGAGTCTTGTCTACTGTACAATAAATGGGGTGATAGTTTAGTTGGTGAAAATCACAGACTTGCAATCTGTAGTCCTGGATTCGAATTCCAGTCATTCCACAAATTATGAGCTGAAATTATTATCTTTAAATAAAAAATAGAATGGTAGTAGTTTCAGTACATAGTTGTTTAAAATGCATTGTTCGTACAACGGCTTAGTATGCCAGTCTTCCAAACTGGAGATGTCAGTTCGATTCTGACACTTTGCACAATTAACACTTTCCTGTAGTGTAACGGTTTAACATACTTGACTTTGACTCAAGTGGTAAAGGTTCGAATCCTTTCAGGAAACTAAGTGGTGTATGGTGCACAGGGTCCCTTAGTAGGTTAATTCACGAACAGGGAACCAGGAATAAGGTTCAATTCCTTTTATTAGTTCATCTTTCTGGTAGGTTAAACAAAAAGATAACAAGCAAGAGTCCAGTTTCTCATATCTTCTGGGTCCTATACGGAAATTAGTTCTTTAAAATAGTCTATTGGTGAAAAGGTATCATGACTGATTGTCTATCAGTTGTTTTCGGTTCGAGTCCGTAATAGACTGCATCCAAGTTCTTTCAAAAATAAACTATCTAAAGAACCCAGAAAATGCTAGAAAACATAGTGAGTTTATGAAGAACTATAACATGAAAGAAGAAGTGCAGTTACGTAATTCAACTTTTATGGAAGAGAATAATCCAATGAAAAATTCACATATTTCAAAAAAGAACCATGAGAATCAAATTGGTAAGAAGAGACCACAAACCTCACTTGCATTAACAGGCACAGTTTTTACAAATGAAAGAAAGAGAAATATTAGTGAATCAATGAAGAGGCTTGAGAAAATTCAGTGTAACATTTGTTTAAACTTTTATTCAAGAAGTAATATTTCAAAACATCAACAAATACATAAAGCTGCATGATAAAATACGATATTTACTTCGATGGTGCTTGTAGAAATGTAAAGGGTTCAAGGAATGAACCTTTTGGGGTAGGAGTAGCTGTTTTCAGTAATGAAGTAGACTACCTTGAAGATTTCTCAAAACACATACACTACCCATCTGGTGGTACTAACAACATAGCAGAATGGGAAGCTTTTAAACAAGCATTACTGGTCTGTAATGATTTAAGAGATATCACAATTTTAATGGGTTATGAGTGTAAGTTCACAATATTCTCAGATTCAGAAATAGTTGTTAATCAATTTTATGGTAAGTACCAGATTAGAGAAGAAAGTTTTCAAAAGTACTATGATGAGTGTAAAGAACTATTTGACTACTTACAGATTTCAGAATTGAAACATATATTAAGACATCTGAACACTAAAGCTGATGAGCTTTCAAAACTAGGTTTACAAAACAAATAAATATAACAATCATGATTAAAAATGAAAATCCGAGATACCCAAAAAGATTGGTGCCAATTGTAGAGAATCCAACAGCCTTAGTAGCTTCCCTTGGTATCCCTAAAGAAACAACAGTTGTGTATGAAGAAATACCAGAGAAACCTGGTTTCTATCACCCAGCAGAAAAAGCTTTCAGACAAATAGTACCACCAGTACCATTTGAAGATTTTGTAAGAAGCCCTTTTGAATGGATTCCTGAATATTTTGAACCTGAGGTGAAAAATGGTAAACCAGTAGTAAATGAAGAAGAACAAAACATTAGAACACTGAAGCTGGGTGATGTAGTATTCTTAATTGAATTCACTGAAGAAGGTGTTGTAAGAAGAGATGTTCAACTTACAGAAAGTAACTTCGAAATCATCCTTGATATAATGAATTCAGAAGCTGAAGAAGATTGTTTGGTATTTCTGGATAAAGATTCAAGAGATGAGTTCTTCGAAAATATTGGAATGTTATCAATCAGAGATGTTGAAAGTATACTTTCTGAATTGTATCCAGAACCAGAACATGAGAAAGAAGTAAATTTGATAATGAGTAAAATCCGTGTAAAACTTTATGCAGAATCAAAAGGTTAAAGAAGAAGAAGTTGTACAGGAGAACTTACCTGTGCCAGTAGAAGAACAATCAGCTAACTTCCACCAGGTTGTACAGAAATCTCCAAAAGAACAGTTAGAAGAGTATCTGGCAGATGAAGAAAACATGAAAGGCCTTACCTTAGTAGCTGAAAACATCAGTAAAAAGTTCAATGGGAATTGGTTTGACTTTGCTCAGATGTTGAAGAAAACACCTTACAAGGATACAGAACAGGCACTAGCTATGTTGAATATGTTGAGGTTTGCAGGGTTGTTAATTGCAATGATGAGAAATAAAAGAGAAATGTACAAAATTACTCTGAACAAAGAAGCAAGAATCACACTCTACAAAGAAAGAATAGCAGACATTGAATTTGAGAAAGCTCAGATACTCAAAGAAATTGGGAAGTTAGAAGAAAAATAATAGTTCGTTCCATTTTTTAAAACGAAGAAAGGTTGGTACTCAAAAGGTATCAACCTTCTTTTTTACATGAAAATTTACTATCTTTAAAGTACAGTAATGGAAGTTGCACAAGAACAAAATATTACAACTAATACACCTGAAAGTATATTAACGTTTGAACAGATAGAAGAACAACAAAAAAGGCTAGAAATTCAAAAGCAATTAACAATTAACAAAGCTTTTGAAAGTAGTGATGTTGATGCAATTCTAAAGGCACAGAAAGTTATATCAAAAGATATACAAACTAGACAAGAATCAAACGGTAAGTCACTTTTACTAGACCCTTTCTATCTAAACTCATCTACTGGGTATAAGGATAAAGGGTTTTCACTTTCTTATGATGTGTTAAGGTCAATGGCTAGAACCCATGTGGTAAAATCTATCATTGAAACAAGAAAAGACCAAGTGATGTCCTTCTGTCAACCACAGAAGAATAAGTACAGTACAGGTTTCATTGTAGAAAAGAAATCCAAGTTCTCTGGTGTTAAAAAACAAGTTAAACTATCAAAGAAAGAAGAAGCAAGAATAGATGATATCATTCAGTTTGTTCTCAATTGTGGTAACCTTGAAAACACCTGGCATGCTGATACATTTGATGTATTCATAGGAAAGATAATCACAGACTCACTCACACTTGACCAAGGGGTATTTGAATGTGTAAGAAACAATAGAGGTGAATTAGTAGAGTTCTTTGCTTGTGATGGTGCTACTTATAGGGTAGCTGATTCTTATGATGATGATGCAAGAAACAGAAATATCAAAGAAGTTCAAGTAAAAGGCTACACACCTTCACATGTACAGGTATTCCAAAGTAGTATCCTTGCTGAATTCTATCCATGGGAACTTTGTTTTGGTGTAAGGAACCCAACAACAGATATCAGATTAAATGGATATGGGAGGTCAGAACTAGAAGATATGATTCAGGTAGTAACAGCTATTCTGAATGCAGATTCTTACAATAGTAACTTCTTCCAGGTAGGTTCAGCACCTAAAGGTATCTTGAAGTATTCAGGAAACATCAACCCTAATACAGCTGATGAGTTTAAGAAACAATGGCAAGCACAAGCAGCAGGTGTTGCTAATATGCATAAAATACCGATGATTAATGCTGATAAGTTAGACTTTATCAACACACACATCCCAAACAAGGATATGGAGTGGTCTAAGTATCAAGAGTTTCTCATTAAAATCTGTTGTGCTTTATATAAGATTGACCCTTCTGAAATTGGTTTCCCTATGCAAGGGTCATCAGATTCAAAACCACTGTTTGAAGGTAACAATGAAGCTAGATTAAAGTATTCAAGAGATAAGGGCTTGAAACCACTCTTGAAAAGACTTGAGTTCTGGATTAACAAGTACATTATTTCACAGTTAGATAAAGACTATGAATTCAGATTTGTAGGTATTGAAAGTGATAGAGAAGAGAGAGATGATGTTGAACTAGATATAGCTAAGTTAGGAGCATTTGAAACATTCAATGAAGTAAGAGCAAGAAACAACCTCCCTAAAATTGAAGGTGGTGATATAATCGGTAACCCAATCTTTGCAAATGCTCAACAGCAACAACAAATGATGGCTATGCAGGGTAACCAACAAGCTAACCAAAACGTTGAAGAACAAGAAGACTTTGAATCAGAACCAGAAGGGCCTGAAGAATTCAATAGTCCATTCATGAAAGCATTAGAACAAGAATTGCCTAGAATTTTAAGTTAAAAGATGAAAGATTTAATCAACAACATTAATTTGTTTAAGTATTTGACAGACTTCAAGATATGGATAGCTACTACTACACTAACAGCTGTGGAACTAGTTCCAACTGAAATCAACCCTTACAGTTGGATTAGTAAGTACATTTTTAGTGATTTCAGTTTCTTAAAGTGGTTGATGATTGTAATGTTTGTAGATTTAGTAACAGGTGTAGCCAATGTATGGAAGAATGAAGGTGTGAAGAAAGTTACTAGTAGAGGGCTTAGTGATACAGTCTTCAAAGTAATACAGTATGGTGGGTTCTTAATTGTAACCCACATCGTTACCCACTTTGAAATTGGTGGACAAAGAGCTTTTGAAGATATTGACTGGGTAAACAAAATGGCTTACCAATTCTTACTACTTATTGAAATAAAATCAGTATACGAAAACATTGTGAAGATTAACCCTAAACTTGATTTCATGGTATCAGTGATAGAGAAACTATCATCACTTGTAACAAGTAAAAGGGATGCTAATCTCGAAAACTTTAACAAACCAAAAGAAGATGAAAAAACCGTTAATTAGTATAGTACTAGCTATAATCGTACTTGGGATAGGAATATTGTTTGGAGTTAGAAGTTGTAACGAAAAACAAACCTATATTGATGGACTAGAGAATGAACTTTACTCATTGAAAGATTCTTTCCAAAGAGAAAAGAAAATATGGAGGGATAAAGATTCACAACAACATATTTCTATCAGAACAACTCAAATTACAGCTCCACAGTTAATCGGGTATGTAAGGCAAGATGCAAAGAAATTGGGAATCAAAACAAAACAGATTAACAGTAAGTCATCAGTAGTTGTAACTACTTCAATATCTGAATTGATACTGAAAAGAGATACAACCTACATTGATTCATCAAAGACTATTTATCCAGAATTCAACTATCAAGATGAGTGGTTAACAGTTGATATCAAACAGTTTGATTCATTAAACTTTATACTAAATCTCTCTACATTTGATACACTTACAAGTATAAAATATTGGAAGAGAACCTGGGTTTTAGGTAAAAAGAGATGGTATACTGATGTTAGAACTAATAGTCCTTATAATGAACTAATGTCTTCAATCTCATTAGAGACATTACCACCAAGAAAGACTTCAATTTACCTTGCACCTTACTTTGGAGTAGGGTATGATGGTAGAAACATAAGACCAAGTTTAGGGCTTGGACTAATATATACAGGGATTTCATTAAAACTGAGATAAGATGGCAAACACACCACCAAACTACAAAGCTAAGTTTCAGATTACTGAAGCATTGATA